GACCGTACCGGAATACGTGTTCTGCGCGATCCCTATTCTGCGAAGCCTTATGTGGCCTTCTATACCACCAAGCGTGTCGGCGGCGGCGTGATCATGTATGAGGCGATCAAGGCCCTGAAGATTGCGGCCAGCTAACCAATAACCGGGCCGTGTGATTGGCCCATTGCGAAAAAAGACATCAAGGAGGAAAAAAGATATGAAAGACCTTCACAACAATATTGAAGTCACCTCGTTACTGCACGCGATTGCCGTTGCCACAACGCAGACAATTACGGACATTGATCTCTCCGGGTGCAATTCTGCGGAATTGGTCATTGACGCAGGAGCGGACGGGGGCGGAGCCGGATTAAGCTCAAGCAACAAGATTGTCTTCACGCTCAAACACAGCGACGACGGTACGACATACGCAGCCGTTGAAGACAAAGATATGCTTGGAGTTTCCGATATCACCAGCGGAACGATTCTAACCATTGATGGAACCGATGAAGATGACACCGTGTATCATTTCGGTTATGTCGGCGGTAAGCGATATTTAGAGCTTGTCGGAACCGTTAGCGGAACGATCTCAATCCCGTTCTCGATCAGTTTGGTTAAGGGTCACTTGCAGGATTCGCCCGTGATCTAACAGTAATTCCGGGCGGTCTTTCGGGGCCGCTCGGATAAGAAAAGGAGAAATAAAAAATGAGTGATACGACCTATCAAGCAAAGGTTTACCACAAGCAGGGCGGCGATGAATTGGTTGTTGCCTCCGGCGGCAAAATCACCGTTGAATCGGGCGGTGAAATCGACATGGAAAGCCTGACCAACGGCGCTCCCGGCGCGGGTATTTCCGGCGGCACGGGAACGGTTTTTAAATCCAGCGTGCAGCGCGTCGGAGACATTATCAAGACAACCATCCTGATCGACCTGACCGGTCTATCATCGTCAACGACCGATCTTGACATTATCGGGACCGGGACCAGCGCGGCCTACCTGGGACAAATTACCGCCGCTAAAAACGGTACGATTTTGACCGGACGGATGACCTGCCTGGAAGTACCTACTGGCGGCGCTGATGACATTGACCTGTATAGCGCAACAGAAGCGACTGGAAAATTTGATGGTAAAATTGCCGACCTTACCGAATCCGCTTTAGTAACATCTGGCGGTGCATGGACGCTTGCAGCAACTAAGGCATTTGGTGCAGTTCCTGCGGCAAACTCATATCTGTATCTGACAGGCGGCGAAGACGGTACGGCTGGCGTATATACGGCCGGAAAATTCCTGATCGAGCTGGAAGGCTACGAAGCCTAAATAGTAAATTAATATTACCCGAAGCGCCCTTTGGGGCAACTTGAAGGGCGCTTTTTTTAAAGAGGTCAAAGACATGAGAAAAATATTTTTAGTAATAATGGCCGTTCTGTTGATGGCCTCAAACCTATACGCAGCGGGTAGTTGCACGCAAACATTATCGGTAACATCAAATCCGATTATGAAAACAATCAAGTTTGTGTGTACCGGTGATGCAGCCGACGGCAGTATTCCGAACACGGCCATATCAGCAACGAATTTTGCCGAAATTGACGGCTATTATCTGTATATGGTTTCGGCCTATCCCACTTCAGGTGGTATAGCACCGGACGCGGCAGATGTTACGATATTGCACGGCGCTTATGATGTGCTGGGTGGCAAGGGTGTAGGTCTTATTCACGCAACATTACAATATGATGTAATTCCCTATTCAACATTTATGGGTCTATACCGATACTGGCCGGTCACAGCAATATTGACTCTGGCAGTAGCGAATCAGGCAACCAAAAGCGCAAACTTTACAGTCGAATTAACATTTTCGAGATAAAATGAATTTAAAACTCATCACAGCACCGACACTTTATCCGATTTCACTTGCTGACCTGAAATTACATTTGAGGTTGGATAGTGGCTCATTTGCCGACAACGTAGATGAAACGCAGAGCATTTCTCCGGGTTCTCACGCGATTGCGGCGAACTACACGACACATATAGGCGCGTCGGTATCTGTTTTGGGTTATACGGCCATTGTGGTTGCTAATTACGGCGTTCTGACCGTCGGAAGCGTTGTTGACGTCAAAATACAAGAATCCGATGACAACACGACATGGACCGACTGGACCGGTGGAGCGTTTACTCAAGTCACCATATCAGCGACGGCCAGCACACAGGAAAAAGCCTATACAGGGGCAAAGCGATACATCAGGACCGTGGCGAAGGTCATCACACAGGCCGGGGAATTTTCCACAACGATCATCAGATTGACCGGAACAGCGGCGGAAGATGATCTGCTGAACGCCATCATTTACGCGGGGATTGAACACATTGAAAACCTGACTGGAAGAAAGTTGCTCACGCAGACATGGGAATATTACCTTGATGAATTTCCCGATGGTTCCATCAAGATACCTTTTGGCAATCTGCAATCGGTCACGTCAATTAAATATAAAGATTCCGACGGCACGGAAACAACCCTGACCGAGAACACGGATTACCTGGTTGAGTGCAATGAAGACCAGACCGGAAATATCGTTTTGCCTTATGGTGAAAGCTGGCCGTCCTTTACCGCGTGGCCTTCTAAACCGATCACGATCAAATTCGTGTGCGGCTGGACATCGGCGGCTTTAGTTCCTTACGCAATCAAGGCGGCGCTGAAACTGATATGCGCGGATATGTACGAAAACAGGGAAGGCAAAGCATTGACCAGCTTTGACTATAAAGAGAACAGGGCAGTTGACGCGCTTTTGATCAATTACAAACTGTTCGATTGGTGGAAGTAAATGATCGGCGAAATGCGGGAAAGAATAACGTTTCAATACGCGACTAAGGCATCCGATTCGATGGGCGGGATAACTCCGACGTGGACCGATCACGCAACCGTATGGGCGAAGGCATGGACAGTATCAAGCAACGAACAGACAGACGCCAAACAGATGACCTTGACACGGATTCAGAAATTCAAAATCAGATACCGGTCAATTATGAAGTCATCCTGGCGGATAAAATGGGGAACACGGTATTTCAATATCACTGCCGTTGATCCAGATGATAAACGCGAATTTATGTTTCTGACGTGCAAGGAAAATGGATAATATTTTAAAAGCCATTTACGGGAAATTAAGCGGCTCGACATTATTAACTGATGTCGGCGGAAGGGTTTATCTTGATGAAGCGCCGCAGGGTTGCCAGTTCCCGTATATCGTTTTTTTCGTTGTGTCTGCCGTTCCGGATAAGACATTCACCGAACATTACACCGACACGGTGATTCAGTTTTCCATCTTTTCTTCATCCTCAAGCGGCGTGGAAATATCTGGAATCTATAACGACCTGAAAGCGCTTTACGATGATTGCACCTTTACAATTACCGGAAATAAACTGGTGTGGATGAGAGAACAGAACCTTACCACCATGATTAATGAAGTGACAACCGTTGACGGACTGCAAACAGTCAAGCACTGGGCAGTGGATTTTGAACTTAAAACCTCCCTTGATTAAGGGGAAAGGGCAACAATGATTTCGATTATCGTACCGGCATACAATCAGGAATCCATGACTTACGAGTGTTTAAGCGCAGTCTTAAAACATACGAAAGGGTGTGAGATTATTCTTGTTGATAACGGTTCGGAACCGCCGATTTCCGGTTTTGTGGAAACGCGAATCATCCGCAACGAAGAAAATAAAGGCTTCCCGGCAGCAGTCAATCAGGGAATCAAAGCGGCCAAAGGTGACATTATCATCCTGTTAAATAATGACGTGATCGTCACCGAGGGATGGGCGGACAAGCTGACTCAATACCTAAAAGACTACGGCATTGTCTCACCGGTCACAAACTATTGCGCCGGTGTCCAGGTGATTGAATGTAAATACCAGACAACCGACGAAATGGACAAGTTCGCGGCGGACATAGCCGAAGATTATAAAGGCGAAGTTCAGGACGTCAATTTTGTCATCGGCTTCTGCATGGCATTTAAGAAATCCCTCTTTGATGAGATTGGAGAGTTTGACGAATCCATATGGCCGGCAAGCGGAGAAGAAGTTGACTTTTGTTTCAGAGCGAGAAAAGCCGGTCATAAAATAGGGATTGTCCGGGAAGTATTCGTTCACCACGAAGGATCCATTACCTTTAAAGATTTAGAAAATGAATCCTATAAAGAGGTTGAAGATGAAGACGGCAGCGATCGCCTGATTAAGTCTGGTTTTGATTATAGGGAGTTTTGCGGGAAAGTTGACAAACACCTTGCCGAAAAGTGGGGCGCTGATTTCTGGCGGAAACAGATTGTCAAAGAGAAATCGCCGTACCTGATTATGGCTCCCGAATATACAAACAGCTCCGCCGGTGTCCGGGCGCTGTACCGGCTTAAAGATGAAATCATAAAAAGAGGTTATCAGGCGAAGATAGTTCAGAAGGGCTTTGCCTCCAATGATGACATCGTTGTTTATCCGGAGATCGTAAGCGGAAATCCTATGGGCGGCAAGACCGTTGCAAGGTGGGTGCTGAATTATCCCGGACTGCTGGGCGGGCAGAAAGAATATGATCCAAAGGAACTGGTTTTCACATGGGATAAAAAATATTATGACGCGCATGTTATGACCGTTCCTATCATTGAGGACTTTTTCAGAAATGAGGGATTAAAGCGCTCAGGTCAATGCTTTTGGATAGGGAAGGGGAAGCGGCCTGATATAGAAAACTATAACACGGACAACTGGACTGAAATAACATACGATTGGCCGGCAACCAGAGAAGAACTTGCAAAACTTCTCAACGAGAAAGAAACCTTTTACACCTATGACAATAACACCGCATTAATTTCAGAGGCGAAGGCTTGCGGGTGTAAAGTTGTTATCATCGGCGAAACCGATACCAGCGACTTTGACGAAAACATAAAACATTATGACGAACAGATTGACGCCTTTATACAGGAAACACAAGAGGCTGCAAAAAATGATGACAATGAAATCCGTTTAGCCATCGGCGTACCTTGCAGCTTTCCGTCGGTCCCGGCAAGTTTCTTTCACTCTTACGCTCTGATGAACAAACCGGCGCATACCTACATTCACGCCAACAACGGGCATATTGATGACCTGAGAAATAACATTGTCGAAAGAGCATTGTATGAAGGTGTGACACACCTGATCATGATGGATGTTGATCAGGTCTATCCGCCGGAAACAATCAATAAGTTATTGGCTCACAATCTTCCGGTTGTCGGGTGCCGTGTCCACAGACGTTATCCGCCGTTTGATTC